GGTCATCTACAGGCATACGAGTATACAACCGAATGTTGACTAGATTATACATCTCATCATAGATTGGAATGCTGTAGCGTTCACCATTCCAACCTATTTGGTATTGCTTAATAATATCTAACGTCAAGCCTCGTTTAGTAAGCAAAAAGTCTAGTGTATTACCACCAAGAGATAACAAATCATTATGCCACCTAATGGCAACTTCTGGGTCTATAACGTCTGTATAAAGCTCTTCACCGTCGGGCCTAGCTAGTCCTAAAGCATCTCCAAAAAAGAACCAGGCCTCTTTTGACGATTTATGGTACTTAGTTCTGTAGTAAGTATGGATATTGCCTTTAGAGTGACATGTATTGCAATAGTAAACGCCCGACTCTAAATTAACAGTAAAACTAGGTGAATTATCTACGCCTCCTTCATGCAGCTCAGGAAACGGACACCTAGTTTTATATTCAGCATCGCCATGTCTTGTACCGTCGGGCAATTCATCTAGAAAGAATGCCTCAACATCTACAGACTCAAGTATTTTATTGCGATATTCTGACCATTTCAACGTTGAGTCCTCATCTATCAATAGGTCGGGGCGGCGCTGTAACACACCGCCCCTGCGTTACTAAAACTCGCTCTTGTCGTCGTCGACTACTTCAACGGTGCCCTCAACGGCGCCCTTCTGTTCGTCCATATCGTAACGAATAGACGTAACAGTGGACGCAAACTGGTCGAACAGTTCCTTCGCAATCGCCCGAGATTCGTCAGAAGTCTGACCTGCATTGCGAGGGTCAATTACAAACCAATCGTTGCCGTTCTTATGACGCTCGACTGAAGCGAGTGTGTAACCAAAATTCCAGATATGTTGCCGCGTGACTCTGGCCATACTATACATCTTTTTACCCTCAGCCATATTAGTTTTAGAGAAGCTGAGAATAATAGGCATATACTCACCCTCAAAAAAGCCAAGGAAATTAATGTACTTCGTACAAACCGGAATGGCCTCACGACCCTTCTTAGTATTATCAAACTCACACTTACGGCACTGGGCACAATAGAGAACACGCCCATCCTCATATTGACCTGTTTTGCCGTCGGCGGACCTACAGATGATTCCACCTCCATCTCTGCGATCACGCCAATAAACATTATTGTTAAACTTGCAAACTGGGATAAACGTCTTATCCGTTAGGTCCTCTGTAGTTAAAGAATTGAAAATACTGCCAATCTTAACGGACCCATCTTTTACCTCAGGACTCAAGGCCTGCGCAACCTTGATACGAGGAATTAGCATATCTTCTGCATCATCCTCGCCGAAGCCCAAAGGCATCTCTGTCGTTTGTGCCAACGCAGTTTCTTCTTTCTTCATAATCTCGTCCATTATTGCCTACTTTCTACTCACTGCATAAGACCCTATGTCTTACACGACTAATATTATTATACCACAAAGGGTATATCAAGAATCAAAGTTCGAGCATTGCCCGCCACTGAGCTGCTTCATAATTCTCTACACACAAATTAGCAGCAGCATCAACTGTTACATTCATTGCAGCAAACTTTTGTAATAGTGATAAATCAGGCTTAAAGCCATTATTGGTATCTGATAAAACTAATGCGTGTTCCAGCTTATCTTCTTTAATAGTTTTATTATCACGTACCCAAGCATAAAGAGAATAACCAGTAACATCTGCATACATAAGGTCATGGTACTTCTTCATACCTACAGATAACAAATGGCCTTTAATGTGGAACATTGTTACGTACTCTTGTATAGATTTGTAGATTGACCAGATTTGCTCCCAAAGGTCTTGATTCTTAACTGGAGTGCCTTCAGCTGTGCACCACCCATTAACCTTCCACCGTTCAACCCACTCTTTAGTTACGGTATTAAACAGATACTCAGAATCAGTAATAACTACAGCGTCAGATGGGTGCCCAGCAATATTCTCCATTGCGAGCAACAAACCCTGTAGCTCTCCACGCTGAGACGTAGATTCTGTTTCATGGGAAGAAACTACAAACCCTTGCTCCGTACCATTATCCTCTATAAGTATAAAGCATGCTCCAGAAGATATACAGTCAGGCTTTCCATTCCGTCTACACGCACCATCTATAGCGATTGTCTTCATAAACACAATTTTCTCCTTGAGGTTAGAATTTAGCGCTTGTGAAACCTTGTAGAAAATATTTTTAGCTCTAACCCTTAGTATGTACTAGGGTATGGTGCACACACTTTCTACTCAACGAATAATTTTTTGCTATCTGCTTCAATCCATCTCTTAAATATAGGGCAGTTAAGAGACGTAAGCCCTTGCTTATTAGTAGACTCACCAAACGACTCAACCTCAAATAGCATACCATCGTATTTATCTTGATTTTGCCAAATCTCCCATCGCTGAGCATCAGTAAACCCGCTACCGACCTGTAGATAGTTATCTTTATACATTGTTAAAATAGAGCCCAGCATACCTTCATATTTATTCGTACCTTCTACAAAGCCCTCCGCCCTAAGACGATAGCTCATAGTCTTTTTCATCTTGACCAGGTCTTTAGTGCGCTTAGAGACATATCCGGCATTTGGTGCATTCAACATAACACCCTCACGCCCCTGGCTCCATAGTGCGGAAACTACGGGTTCAATATCCTCCATAGTATATGCTACCTCAAGAATAGGCACTGACCTAATTAAATCATAGTGAGCACCAGTGTCACGATTAGCCATATAGATGGGCCATGCTCGTTCATCCTCTATAAGCTTTCCACCAGAAGGATCTTGCAAAGTTGCAGCCAATAAAATCTTGCGCTCACGACTTCCTGCAGTATGCCCTTGAGATAAAAATTCATGCACTGGCACCATATCAAAAATATTAAAGGTAAGGCCAGTCTTCTTGCCCTTACGATTTGCCAATGAATTAGTTGCTTGACGCTGGGCAATACTATCTACGAACTCACCCTTAGCTAAGAGCTCGCCATCATACATGTAGTTATCAGGCAGTGCCGCGGCTTCTTGCTCAAGTTCTACAAGACCCTCATCTAAATGACCAGACCGTGAATAAAACTTCACTTGACCATTTTGCTTAATCATAATGCGGCGAACGCCATCAAGTTTCTCCGTCACAATATACGGCCACTTCTGTTTAGATTCAGCAATTTTATCCAGTGGCGTACCAAGCATGCAGCTAATTTTAGGTATAAAATCAGCGCCAAACACTTTATTAAGTGTCGTGACGCTTACACCAATTTGTAGATTTTGAGTTATTATTCCACGAGCCAACCAACGCTCTTCAGGGGTGCGGAGGCGATGCATCCAAGTATTTACAATACCGCATGTCTCAGCATCTCCAGTAGGATGAGCTACAAGATAGTCCATTACTTCTTGAGGGTCCATTGGTACCGGGTAATCTTTATACAACGGCGCTTTATCAAGCTTCGCATCTGAAATACCCGTTTTAAAGTATGGATTATAAATAAACTTTAAAATAGCACGTGCTTCTGCTGTATAACATTCAGTCTCTAATATTTCCTGTTTTTCAAGAGTACTACTGGTCTGTCGAATTGATAGCAGACTCAAGGCTGTATCCAACATTTATAAGCTCCTTTTTAATTAAGTTCTTTACTTGGCTAATTGTTTGCGACACATAAGATTGACTACAGCCTACTTCATCTGCAATTGCTGTGGCACTCATCTTGCTACTTACCCAGGTAATTGCTATTTGTCTCTTTTTACCTTTTAGCTTTTTTAGTGCTTCATCTACTGCTTCTTGCACGATCAAGTATTGTTCCGTAGGCTCGGGCTTCTCTATTTCAGCGTCGCCGCGCCCAAGCTCATGTTGTAAGTCTTCTAAGAATACTTCATTATCTGATACCTCCTTTTGTGCCCTAAACATATCCCAAATAGCATTTCTAATACACGCTACAGCGTAAGTGCTAAACTTTACATTTTTAGACTCGTCAAAAGTCTCAATAGCACGCCATAAAGCCTCATATCCTACTGAAATAGCTTCATCAGAGTACTTACAATTTAACAAATCTAGCGTATAGTATACAAGGCCTTCATTTTTGATAATAAGTTGTTCAGTAGTATCTTGCTTCATCACATAAGTCTTCAACTTCTGCTATTGTTCTACAGATGCCGCCAACGCCTCCGTATGCTTGAACTTTTTCAATAAACTCTATTTGATGCTTAGACGGTTTGCCATCTTTATCTTTTAGTTCTGCGCATACTAAACGACCTTGTACTAAAATAAATAAGTCTGAGTATCCTCTATGGTAGCCGTCAGTAATACGAATAGGGAAGTAACCCTGTTCATAACACCAATCAATGGTGTCTTTAAGTAAAGATGCCTCATCATCATATTGTCGCATCTTATCTTTAAAAGAAAGGTTTACCTCCTGCACAAATAACGATTCTAAACTAGTCATAATCAACTGCCTTCAAATGATCGAGTATTGCATAACTTGCTTCTTGTTTGCCTATTAACACCTCCCTATATAACGGTATATCTACAGTACCTTTCGCCATCATAATATAGTATATACATTCATATGGCTGAATAGATTTATCTCCGTAGATTCTATCCATGGACTGCTTAAATAATTCGTAGCTCCAGTTTAAACTAAAATAAATGCAAATATGGCAATTTGTAAGCGTTAAACCTTTATCAGCAGATGCTGGATTAGCTACTAAATATTGTACCTTGCCTTCTTTAAAAGCTTTGATGTTCTCTATTTTTTGAGCAGCAGAAGTTTCACCGTACACTGTAACGCATGCTGCACCTAACATTAATTTAATGTACTCAAACTCTACATGATAATTAGCCCAAATAAGAACCTGCTCATCACCTATATTTTCAAGTAGTCGCCACAATTCTTGAAATCTATAGTCAGACAACATATAAACTTCTTGTTCATAAGATGATTCACCGTGTTTACGGGCAAGCTTATTATTAAAGATTGCCTCAGTATTCATAATAAAACCTGATGAAATTTGATTCAATTTATTTAACTTAGTTGCTGCACTTGGTGCCAATACAGCAACATCGCCAATTTCAGTAGCAAGCTCAGATTTCATCTTTTTATAATGCTCGCGTAGCTCTTTTGGCATTTGCATTTCATACTCAATAAATTTACGACCAGGCGTATTCAGCACATCTTCCTTATCTGTATATATTGCATAATGGCTGATAAGCTCTTCTAATTCTTCTTTCATATCTGGCCTAAGCACCAATTGCTCAAATCGAACATCTCGTGCAAGATTCAAAAAATACTTATTTTTAAATTGTGCAAAAGACTGTTGAATGCCGTAGTAGTCAATAGATTGAATTTGTCGATAATATTCATGAGCACCGTTTGGCGCAGGAGTGCCACTGAGCAAATACAATCTATCACAAGTTCTGCTAAATTCGACGATTGCTTTTGAAAATTTACTGCTCTTATTTTTCATTGAAGATGATTCATCAATTATCATACGAGTAATATCTTTAAAGTACTCTTGATAATTAACAAAACTTTCTGTATTTATTAAGTATACATTGGCTTCTTCATTAATTTTTTCAAGCCGCTTTTTCTTAGTAGTTGCATGACAAATGCTAATCTTAATATCAGGTGCAAACTTTGCAAAGTCCTCGCCCCATGCAAGTTCAAGGAGAGTAAGTGGTGCAACTACAAGCCACTTATGTTCCGGATTAGCTCGTAAATCATCTAAAATAATAGAAATACTCGTAGGTGTTTTACCGGTACGAGTATCATAATAAAAAGCAAATTTTGGGTATATTTGTGCAATCTCACGGGCAAGCTCTTGATGAGGTCGTAAAGTAAGCGAAGAAGTAATAATAGGGTTTTGTTGCGGCCCTAAAAGCTTAAGGAGGCTCATACGTTTACGCTTCTCTACGACCTCATCAAAAGCTGCTCGTACAGGAGCAGGTAAAGCATTAATATCTTTTTCAAAAACTTGAAGAACTTCTGGGAGTTTATGCCTGCTAAAATAGTATACAGTACGAGAACGATTAAAATGAAAAGGTTCTAGCATCTGTACATCTACAGGAAGACTGTCTCCCTGTAGTTCAACTTTAATGCAATCTTTACATAGGAACATTTTCATCTTCAAACAGTCCTATCGGGGCATTGACTTCTTCAAATAATGTCGTACCATTACGTTGAGCAAGCTCTTCAGCTACGCGATTAACTCTTTTAGTAGCGTCTAATAGCTTCTTCTCATCACCACGTGCCTGCGCTTTATATAACATCGATCGAGCATTTACCAACTCACGTTTTAGCTGCTCATATGTCATCTGCTCTAGCGGTATATTGGCAAGGCGAGTTTTCTTAGTCGTAGCTACTGCTGGCTGCTCTACATTGATAATAAATTTATCCCCTGCATGCAACCCATGAGGAACTTCAACTTCAACTTGAAATGTACGACCCATTAATACCTCCAAATAAATAATATTTATTATAACATAAAAATACGCCGTTGTAAATACAAAAGTTTTAGGAAACTCTTAAATATTTACAACGGCTTTTATTAGCGCGAATTACGACGTTTTTATGTATAAAGTAGTTCCAGATGTGTATATTCGAAAAGTAGTAATATCAGTAGTACCCGTACCAGAATCATAAATATGTATAGGCAAGTCAGTAGTCTCTATAGCTCTAAACGATGCTTCACCTTTTGCACTTGATGGAGAAGCAAAAAATCTTTTTGCTGTAATGCTTGAGTTACTTTGACCAGTCCCACCCTTACTAAGTGGTATAATAGGTAAATCTACATCTTCTATAGCCCTAAATGATGCTTCACCTGCGGCATTTGATGGAGAAGCAAAAAATCTTTTTGCTGTAACGCTCACATTACTTTGACCAGTACCGCCCTTACTAAGTGGTATAGTAGGTAAGTCTACATCTTCTATAGTCCTAAAATCAGCACTTCCTGTAGCATCAGAAGGAGACGCAAAAAACAATCTACGTGTCAGACTAGAACCATTACGCCCAGTACCACCTTTTGCAACGTCGATTATAGGTAAATCACTATTGCCTATTGCACGAAACTCAGCAGCACCCGTACCAGTGGATGGAGATGCAAAAAACCTATTCTTATAAATACTTGCATTGCTCTGCCCAGTACCACCTTTTGCTAATGAAATAACTGGCAAGTCGCTCAATTCTATTTTTCTAAACGATACTGGCCCCGCTGCATTAGGTGGGCTTGCAAAAAAGTTATTTTTTGAAACACTAGAATTACTTTGGCCAGTACCGCCTTTATTTAGTGGCACAATAGGTATATCAGTATCTTCTAATGGTCTAAAATATGCTGGACCTTTATCAGCAGCGGGTCCAGCAAAAACATATCCTTTTGAAATACTTGTATTATTTTGTCCTGTACCACCTTTATCTAATTCTACTATCGGTAAATCAACTGACTCTAATTTTCTAAATTCAGCAGGACCTGCTGCCTGTAGAGGCGCAGCAAAAACATAAGAAGCAGAAATATTTGTATTACTACGGCCAGTGCCGCCTTTATCTATAGGAACTATGGGTAAGTCATCATCTACAATATTTCTCCATGATGCTTCGCCCTTACTTGTTCCTGTTGCCGGGCCTGCAAAAAAGACATTAGGATTTATTTTTGTATTATCTGTTCCAGTGCCTCCACCTTGCTTAGTAGTAGTGCTACTTCCAGAAGTATTTGGCTGTTTACGTAATTGTAATGATATATTACGTAAAGTACCTGCACTAAGACAATAACATGAAATATTGAGAGTACCTATTGTAGCTGCTTGTAACGTAACTTCTACTGCGACAGAAGAGCTTCCTTTAGGAATATTAATAGTGTTATTATAAGAGACGCTAGTTTCTACATCGGTATAGTATATTTGTATAATAAAGCGCCCTCTTGTATTATCCAAATATGTACAAGATAATTTAGCTAAATCACCTATATTATAATAAACTGTGTTTCCCTCGCTATCTACAGTGGTTAAATCTAATGAATAAACAGCAAGGCCATATTTAGGGGCTGTTAAAATATTATTAGAAATAGTCGCGCCACTAGAGCATGCCCAATCAGAGTAAGAAAATACTGGAAGTATATTAGGTCCAAAAATAGCCATTACGCGATCCTTTGCAATGTAAGAGTAGTATGAACTGCTCCGGTATATGTAAAATCAATTTCAGTAATAATATACTCTCCATCTATACCATATAAGTCGCTTGTTACATGTATTTGTGCGCCGATCCAGAGACCATAGCAGCCCCGTAAAGATACTGTTATAACGAAATAATCTTTAAAAATATAAGTATTTAAGTAATTATAAATGGCCTCTGCATGTGCCATATTTGGTATGTATGCATTTTTTGATAGCTCATAAGGAGCTTTACCTATTATATTATTATATGCTTGTTCAGATAAATCTACAGTGCTACCTAATGCTTCTATGGTACTATACATTTCTGAACTAGTATAGTTCCATGTGATACTTAAACAATCAAATGAATAATCTATATTATATGCCGGATCTCCGTCATTACTTGTTTTAATTGTCTGTAATGAAAACACTCTATTTTCATTGAAATAAACCGTATCTCCATTAACAATATTTTGATTCTCTAAAAAAATAAGCGACGTTTCTTGTTTTAATGATGGAATCATTGCAAAAACATTTACTGAATCGTAAACAGCAATCGAAGATTGTGCAAACTCCCAAGACTCTACATCATCATCTGTTAATGTAATTCCTGTATTATACCATGATTGCTTAAATAAGTGAGGAATTCCATCATGCGCATAGATATATGATGCCATTAAAGATTCTATACCGTTATTTAACGTTTTAGCAATAGAGTCCTCATAAAAAGAATATGGTAATACTACTGTATCTGAAGAAGATAAATGATTTACTAATCTATCGTCATATAACCGTAGTAAATAAAGAATAAAAGTTTGCAAATCTACATTTGTAGATGGCGCTAATCCACTGGTACGATTATCGGTAGCCAATAAATCAGATGTTTCTGTTATCATGTCTACGGTTGTGATATGGCTATATGTATCGTGTGACCATTCTTGAGTAAAAAATACACCATATAACTGCTTTAAAGGACGAAGTAACTGTATTACAACGTTTTGTGTTGTATGATATTGTTTATGAGTAACCGCATATATGTGCCGTTCAAACCAATCTGAATTAACATCAAACCATTCTTTAGTTTCAAGGCCTTCATCCTCAAGTGTAAAAGTGTATGTAATACGATACGTAGCACCTGGAATAAGATATGTTTCATTTATATGAATAATACAGGCCCAAATTTCTTCATCTAAGTACCGTACTAATATAGGTTGCTCAAAAGAATCTACTATATTTGGGCCTAAGCTAGGTTCTCTATTAAGAGGACGCAACCCTAAATATAAGTCTACTTGCAAATTATCTACAAGAGTAGAATCTTTCATTGGGTTGTATCGTTGAGAATAATCTATAATATCTAAAGAAGCTGTTGCAGGTGTAGGCGGCCCGAATAAAACATGGCTATTATCAAACATTGCTATGTTAAAATTTATAGAAGAAATCTCATCATCAGATAGTAGCACATCTTCTGTTGGAAAATGAATAACCGCTTCCATAAATGGCTCAATAGCAGGCTGAGACCATTCATCCCAATCGATTTCAGGTATTGCCATATCTACCTCTCAATTAAATTAAAATTAACATCTTTCCAAATCCATGTTGAATTAGAACCAGTGCCTGCCCCAGTACGCATAAGTGTTCTAGGCATTTCACCTACATACATATATCTGGTATATTCATTGCCATCTAAGGTGTACCAAACTCTGTGAAACAACGGGACATCTTGTAAAATATCATAGATAATTTTTAACTCATAACCAGAAATAGTTGGGTACTTGAAAAATAGCTTATGCTTAACAGATAATATCTGGCCATTCATGGTACCACGAGCATTACGAATCATATCTGTAACTAGATATGTTGACTCTTGAAAATCTGCCTGTAGCGGTGGTTTTATACGTACCCCGTCAATATAGATATTTACTCTACTCATTATCGGTACCTACTTTGTTCTGTTTCTACAATGTCTAATTTCTTTTTCAATTCTCTTAAACTTTGTTTATCTGCAACTAGTGTACCCACATATATAATAGGTCTTTGATTAATATCAGAAGATTCTTGAGAAATATACGGGTTTGCTACACGCTCTTCTGTAGTAGGCGTACTTGAACTAGACTGAGATGTCGGATTTTGTGTAACTACCGGGGTATCTACCCTACCTATAGATAATTGTGGTGCTACGAAAGCTTTTTCCATTTGAGGACCAAAGCTTTGTACTTGTTTCATAACATTTTGGAACTGGCTTTGAAGACCTGTTTCTAAGCCTTCCATTATCCAATTACCTGCAGGAACAAGCAAGGCTTTATCATAAGATTCTGGTCCTTTGTGATCTGCGATCCATTGACCTATTCCACTAATCCAACCGGTAACATAAGACCATCGATCTTTTAAGCCTGACCAAAAACCAGAAATAATATTCCAACCGGCACTCCAAAGCCAGGAACTAGCGTATGTAAAAACATTCTTAATGGATGTAGGTATGTCTTTTATCCAAGAAAGTACTGTCCAAGTGCTGTTTGTCCACACGTATTTTAAGCCATCCCAAAGGCCAGTAATTGTATCCTTACCTGCTGTAAACAACCAATTAACTGCATTACTAAAGACACCTTTTATTTTTCCTGGTATTTCATTAAACCAACTAGTAATATTAGTCCACCAGCCTTTAACGCCACGCAATAAACCCTTTAAAATATTGGATCCAGCATTACTTAACCAGTCAACAGAATTACTAAACTTATCCTTTATCCAAGTAGGAATTGCGCTAAATCTCTCTTTTAAAGTGCTATACCATTCTTTTATGCCGCTCCAAAGACCGGATAAAATATGCTTACCAGCAGAGAATAGCCAATTAGAAGCATTTTCAAATTTACCCTTAATCCAATCAGGTACTTTAGTAAATTTTTCTTTTAATGTACCAAACCAATCGCTGATACCACTCCAAAGACCAGACAAAATCTGACGACCTCGTGTAAACAGCCAATCTTTTGCAGTACTAAACTTATCTTTAATCCAAGTAGGAATTGTAGTAACTTTTTCTTTTAATGTACCAAACCAATCTTTAATACCACTCCATAAACCAGATAAAATCTGACTACCTCGTGTGAACAACCAATCTTTTGCAGTACTAAACTTATCTTTAATCCAAGTAGGAATAGCTACAAATTTTTCCTTTAATGTACTAAACCAATCTTTAATACCATTCCATAAACCAGATAAAATTTGGCCGCCTCTAGTAACTAACCAGTCTTTTGCAGTACTAAACTTATCTTTAATCCATGTAGGAATCGCTGTAAATTTTTCTTTTAATGTACCAAACCAATCTTTAATGCCACTCCATAAACCAGATAAGATTTGACCACCTCTAGTGCCTAGCCAATCTTTTGCAGTACTAAACGTATCTTTAATCCAAGTAGGGATAGCTACAAATTTATCCTTTAATGTACTAAACCAATCTTTGATACCATTCCATAAACCAGATAAAATTTGACCGCCGTTAGTAACTAACCAGTCTTTTGCGGTACTAAATTTATCTTTAATCCAAGTAGGAATAGCTACAAATTTATCCTTTAATGTGCCAAACCAATCTTTAATACCATCCCAAAGGCCTATTAAAATGTCCTTACCAGAAGTAACTAGCCATGTAGAAGCCTTAATAAAGAACTTTATAATGTTAGTGCCTATATTTTTAAACCAATTAGATACAGATGTCCATACTGCTTTAATGCCTTTTGACAACCCATCTAAAATATCTTTGCCTGTTTGGTATAGCCAGGTAGATGCATTAACAAAAAATTTAACAATTTTACCTGGAAGCTCTTGCAACCAAGGTACTGCAGTATTGTTCCACCATTCTGACACAGCGCTCCAGTTATCTGTTAAAAAGCCCGCTAAAGCACCAATAATTGCGCCGGCAATTGCACCAATTGAAGTACCAACAACTGGAAAAATAGAGCCAATAGTAGCACCAACACCCGCACCAGCTAAAGCGCCACCTACAGCACCGTCTATACTGTCTAATAAATCAGCCGTATGAGTATCTCCGCTATCGCGCAGATTTTGTATAATGGACCCAAATATTACATCAGAAATAGCACTTCCTATAGCACCTACCCAGCCAATAGGCCCGGCGGCGCCGCCACCCGTACCAAGCCTTGCAGCAATCTTAGGCGCCAGTTTATTAAGCACTACACCAAGACTACCTACAGACTGGTTTATAAAGCTACTCCAATCACCATTCTCCAGACCTTTACCAAGATCCTCAAATAGTGCACCCCAAAGGGCACCAACAACAAACCCCCAAGGAGACTTGGTTGCAATAGCGGTACCAAAACCAGAAGCAATAATTGGACCAGCCTTATCTGCTACAACAGACGCTTCATGTAACCCATTATTGTCAAACCAATTGGATAATTCTTCAAATAACATTTCGCCAATAATGGTTATGCCCATATCTTTTAGGCCTGTTTTTAAGAATTCTCCAATTTTTGCAGGGGTAAATGTATTTTTAATTGCGCTTGTAAAAGACTTAAAAATAGATTCGCCACTTTTAGTCGTAAAACTTTTTTTAATTCCGGCAAATACCGCAGAAGGCGTAAAACTTTTACTTAATGCTTCTGAAACATTTTTTGGCACTGATTTAAAAGCATCTACAAAATTCTTTGCGAAATCTTTTGCAATTTCACCAAAAGACTTTTTATCGCCAAGGCCTTGCTCGAGTTTTTTGATAAAGTCGTCAGAAAGCTCTACACCAGCATCTGTAACGGTAACTCCTGCTGCTTTAAGTTCTTTAGCAAGCGAAACCATTGCTTTTTCAGGCGCTTTACCCTTAATAGAAGCTTTTTCAAACTCTTTATTAAGGCCATCTAACCAATTACGCGCAGATGTACGACCGCCTTCTTCCCAAGCCGTGCCGCCCTCTACTGCGTCTTTGATTATTTTGTCAAGATTTTCAGCAATTTTAAGCTCTTTAGTAGCTTCAGGCCCTAAGTACTTACTGATACTACCTGTCAGCTCTTCTGCGAGGTCTTTACCGGCTTTTGCGAATTTTACGTTTGCCTTTTCTGCTTCTGTTGCAACTTTTTCAAGCTGCTTAGAAATACCATATTTACTTGCCTTTTCAGGACCAAGCTCTTTAGCTAAATCTTCCTCTAAAGACTTCGCCAGTTTTTGCCCAGCTTCTTTCCAAGCCTTTTCACCTTTTGCAGCCTCTTTTGCTACTTTTTCGAGACGCTCCTTCAGCTTGAGCTTCTTAGCTTTTTCTGGGCCAAGCTCTTTTTCTAGCGCAGTATATAACTCATCGCCTATTTGCTTACCTACTCCTTTGAAAAGATCCCGTGATTCTTTTGCTTTTTCTGCTAAATTAATAATCTTTTCTTTAATATTAAATTTATCTAGCCTTTTACCAGCTGTATTTAATAAATCATCAATAAAGTCAGTAACAGCTTTGGAAGGCACAGTTTTAGCCATCTTTAAACCAGAGGCTATTCCATTAGCAATATACTGCCCAATCTTCCACCAAGGCTGCTCTTTAAACCAGTCAAGAATTCCATTAATATCTGGGAATAAATCATGAGGGTCTAATGGCTCAACTTCTGGCAGCTCAATAGCGCCCCAGTCTCCTGGTTCAAAGACATCACTAGATGCCTCATCACTTTTACCTGTTGGATCTGTATCATTACGTTCAGGAAGCTTAAAAACCTCATCAAAAGATAAAAGACCTTCAAGTTTCTTTTTAGTTTTATCTAACTCACCATTTGCATCATCTATGGCATCTCCAGCATCTTCAAAAGGTTTCTTAAATTTTTCTGCATCACCTGTGGCTTGCTTAATTCCTTCAAAGAATTTCTTAAAGTCTACACCAGACATATCCGCTAAGGCATCTGTAGTTTGACCTAACATAGCACGAAGCCCAGCAACTGCAGCAATTAAGGAAAGAATAATTGTCAATGCCATAATAATAGGATTGACATTTAATGTTTTAGTAAAATACTTCCACGCCGCAGCGGCACCGTATGCTCCTTGAGCTGCCCCAGCCTCTGCACCAGTAAGAATAGTTAAAGCACCGGAGGCAGCAGATGCTACAGATATGACCCCGGCTAAGGCTTTACTCATTAAAGCAAACGAATTAGTAAGCAATGATGCAAACCCGCCAACCATCTTAATAACTACAAGGCCCATAAGAGCCGACTGCAACATACGAGCTCCAGCAGTCGTACTTAAGAAGGAATTAAGTAGAGCTGCGAATAATTCTACGATAGGGCCAAATACTCTAATAAGTGACCCAAGTACTGTTAAAAATGTTTGACCATACATACCAACAATTCTAAAAGCAGGAGCCAATACCTGGTACAATACATTACCAAGATACTGACAAATAGCAAGAAATTGTTGTATTCTATTTAGAGATTCTGCTCCAAAGACTTTTTCAATTGCAGATGCGAGACCTTCAGTAGAAAAAGCTGTCTGGAAATCATCAAGGCCTATTTGAATCCATTTGAGGACCCTCTGTAACTTTTCATATGCAGGTTGAAATACCGCTGAAGAAACACTAAGTAATACATCCTTAGTATTCGCTAACATGCCGCGCATCGTAGTATTTGCAGCATCCATAGCTCCTGCGTAAGTATCATTTAGTACTTCTACAATGGTATTAAGGGCAGTTGCAGCATCAATGTTTGCTTTGCCTACATCGCCAGCTTCTATACCAAGACGCGCATACACTTCTTTAACATTAAGGCCTGCCTCAGCAAGTTGCCTCATCTCTTCTGCAGATAATTTGCCTTTAGAATAAATTTGGCCCATTGCGCGAGAAACGGTTTCGAATGTTTGAGGATCACCGGTAACAGCAGAAAGATTGCCGATACCCTCCATAACATACATAAGATTCTTAGCTTGCACACCATAAGCAGATAATTGACGCGCACCTTTTTCAATATCTGTAAAATCAAAAGGCGAGCGAGCTGCGTACTGCTGCAAAACAGCCACAAACTCCTCGCCTAATGATGCATCACGGAATAAATTACTGAAAGTTACCTGTGCATAATTCAAGGCATCTGTGTACTCATAAACAGCGCTAGTAAGCTGCTTAAATAACTGAAGTCCAGAATAAAAAGACTGTGCTAAAACAATACCTTGAATAATTTGCTTAAAGTCACGGCTCATGCCTTGGATAGATTCTTGAACAGGCGCAAAATAGTCTTTCTTGCCTATTTTAGACATATCTGCTGCAAAAATATTTGCTTGCCCAAGAGCCTTACTAAGATTTCTAGAAAAATCATTAATCCTAGCTTTTACATCTACAGATAACTCTCCAACACTTGCCATTGTTACCAACCTAACTGATCGATATAACCCGTGACTTGACCAGTCTCTTGTTTGGTGGTTCGACTTGATTTACCACCCCACTTTTGATTTTCAAGATCGACATGGACTGATACTAATTCTTGCCATTTACGCGGCGTTAATCGCCAAACTTCTGCTTCTGAGTAACCTAGCCAGTTCATCCCTGTGTATAGGATAAAAGGCCAATCCCAGGTATCTCTAGGATTGACCTTATCTGAAAATCCTACCAGGTCTGGCTCACCGAGTTTTTTTCAGCCATCTCCGTAATACCAGGCATAGCCTCTTCCATATAATCCATAACAGAAGTCATTAAATCATTTAAATTACGAAGATTAATTAAGCGACCAATTTCTCGCTCTGAAATCTCTTGCTCGCCATTATTAAGTAGGCACCAAAGCAAAAATCGAATAGCACTAATATTATCTTCTTGAATCTTCTTAAAAGCGTGCTCGATTGTACCATACTTATCTTCTAAGTCGGCCATGGCATTGAGCGAGAACTCAATCTCTCGCTCAACGCCGTCACCGAGGTCGATAGTGTGTTTTACAGGCCTTACAGCTTGTATATTCGCCATTTCAACCTCCAATAACGAATAAAAATTACTAACCAGTAGTACCAAAGACAGGCATGACAACAGAACTGAACCAACCACTGATGGTAGTAGCATCCGCTGTCTCGTCATCCTCATCCATCTCGTACTTCCAAGGACGGATAGTCTTACCGCCGCTGGTGTACTCATACATAAGCTTAACAAAGTTACCGGTAATAGTATCGGACTGCCAGTTAATGCTGTCACCCTTGGTCTCATTGTTGTCCTCAGGGTCGCTAAACTTGCCCTTATAGAGCCAAATATAACGATACTTACCATTGGACTTAAGAGACTTAAAGCCAATAGCAACCCAAGGCGGAATATCCGTGTCAGACGAAACAATACCACCCTTAGAGTCTACAGTCTTACCAAGCAGGCCAACCT